CGATGTGAATCCACGATCCTGTTGTAATTGCATTCCCACTTCCTAAAGTAAAAGTCCCGACACTGCTTCCGTCATAAATGTAAAGTGTTTGGCCGTTCGCTGTTAGGTAGCTAAAGTAAGATGCACCCTTTCCAAATAGATAGATTCCTGATGAACTTATACTATCCAACTTGATCCAATAACTTACTGTCTTGTTTGAAGTGAGGTCGAACGATGAAGTAGAAACAAAATCATCAACGCCATCGAAGCTAATTGAATAGGTGTTATTGTACGGAATTGCAGAAGGACTAGCGATTATTCCACCACCAATACTTGGAAGAATAAAGGTCATCTTAGGATGCTGTGTCCCCGGCTAAAACAAATGTATCAGCTACATAAGCGACTATGCTTGCCACTCCATATTGACCATTAATCTTGGTGTGAGACTGTCTGTTGTAGATGGTAGTTGACGAAGCACTGAAGGTAACTTGTCCTGCTCCTTTTTGAACAAAGCTACAATTAAACCCTACGCCTAATCCGCTCGGTACTGTTACTGTTACGGCTGATCCGTTATTAAGCACTACGACTTTTCCATTATCACTAGCAAGAAGTGTGTATGCTGTTCCTGTCTGATCGTTGATAGTAGCGTCAAATCCTGAAATCGAAGTCCCATCGAAGTTGCCGTCTGTCAACTCTCCTGCTGATACGCTCTGCAATGCAGTGTCTGCTGTTGCTCCCTGGGCGGCTGTAGCGTAGGCAGTGGCATCTGTAGTAGCCGCTGTGCCCAACCCACTGATGTCAGAATTACTAAGTGTGACTGTGCCTGTCTTTCCCGCCACCGATTGAACAGGTGAGGCGGCTACCAGGTTGGCTACTGTGACTTTTTTCGTAGTGCCTTGAGCCGATCCCGTTGTATCTGATACATCCGTGATCGGAATTATGTCTGACGCATTGGGTGTTCCCCCAAGTGAACCAAGTGCTGAAATCTTCTTGTTTGCCATTTTATTTTATCTCCTAGTCGAATGCTAAAAATTGTCCTGCCTCTACCTGTAGAAAAGCTCCTGCCTCTGATTGAATTACTCCATTAGGTCCGACAGGCCCGACCTGTGCATCACCTTCAGAATCTCCAATAAAAAGCCCTATACCTAAGTTTGGCATTATTTTTTATAGAGAATGGCCGCCCCTGAAGCCAAGGTAACGGAAGTTGTATTAGGTATGTACAGAACCTGTCCCTGCGAAAAAACTGTAGCGTCAGAAACTAAGTCTGCCGAGTTATCCATCAATCCAGTTATACCTCCGATTACTGAATCCTCGGTAAACTGAATAGCGGTGAAATCGCCGGTATTTGCTCCTGTTCCATTAACATAGACGCATCCATTTGCACCCATTACATTTTGAATATTTATTGATGATAAGCCCATAATTATGTTGTGGTTAAAATGTTAACTCCGAAGCTGTAGCTCGGATATGTATTGACCGAAATTTTGTTCATTCCCTCCAGCCTCTCGACTCGGTCGATTTCGAGTGCCAGGGTTTCTTCGGCCATTTGTTCCTGTGCCAATGCTTTATCAAGTTGGCCGTCTGCCTTGTACCAATCAGAGACTGTTGCAAGTAGTAAGTAACGCTCGAGGAATCGTGGGAGCGTTGAAGTCTCTCCCGACCCATCTCCATAACTACTGGGGGTCACCTGGTTGCCTTGCACAAATACTGTCGATTGTGTGGAGTCTGCTTTTAGAATCAGATATCCATTGATCAAATTATATTCCAACTTGATCGCCTGACGATCCCCAAGCGGGTTCTTGTCGTAGACTGCAAAGACATCCATTATGTCCGAGTCGTTGTCGATCTGAACCGCTTTGTCGGCCACTAATGGCGAAGTAATTGCCGCCACTGTCTTTTCTTTCAGTGACATCAATTCCGGCCACTGTGCTCGAGTCCATGCTCCCTTAACACGATCATTTAATGAGTTCTTGAATGCTGTCTCCTCTACCGAAAGTAAAGAATCCACTCCGATTGCCGAAGTGAATCTATTCTTTAAGTCGCTGTAGGATACAGTTCTCACGATCCAATTACTGTCTCGGGATTCTTTTTTGCGAAATCCCTCGAATACTCGGGATCAGACATACAGCCAGGACGCTCCTGCTCATGTCTCAAGTAAGTCGTAAGATCGACAGATCGAACTGCTCGGAAGTCTTTCCCTCCGCTAACAGATTGCCCGTATTTACGAGCCGCTAATGCCCTGCCCTTGTATCCGGCTTTCTCACGCTCGGCTTGTGCTTCTGCCTTTTTGGAAAGATAGTGTGCCATCTCTTCGCCCGACATTCCACCGCTTCGTTTTCCGCCTCTTACGATAATATTAAGACTCATTTTTAAAAAGAAAAAAGGGAGCCGGTCTAACCCTTAAACCGGCTCCCCAAGTAACAACATGATCGGTTATTATAAACCCGAACTAATTAAACAATACTTCCGAGTGCTCGTGGATTGGCCACACGAATTGTAGCCATACATTCTGAGAACGCTCTTTTTCCAGCACCATTGTCAGGAAGATCCTGAATGGTCATGCCTTCCAAGAATTTAAGTGAAACAGTGTCATCGGTTGGGATGAGATATCCACGATCTGTATTAACAGTTCCGAGGGCTGTGTCTGTTCCGCTTGCTCCACCATCATTTCGGCCCAACCAAAGGTCCGGCAGAATATCAACTTGGCCATAGTCTGAAATATAAGTCACGACTGATAATTTCAAGATACCATCTTTAACATCCTGGTTGAAGTTGAAGTCACTGTTTGCAGTGGTAGACCTGGTGTAGTCAGTGATTTTATTTACCAAAGCTGGTCCTGCAAAAAGTCTGAAAGAACCTTTCGAACCTGAAGCAGTGTAAACAGCCTGAAGAAGTCCACGGAAAGCAGACTCAGTCAAGGAACCGATAGAAACACGGGAACCACTTACTGCACGGAATCCTTGCTTTAAGGATGTGTCGAAAGTGTTACCTGTTGCTGTTGGGTCAGACCAAATACCAAGTCCGCACATTTTAGCACCAGCAGAACTAGTACCAGCAGACTGATCATTTCCTGATCCGATTGCAGTTTCCAAACTGTTTTTAAGTTGGATAAGACTCTTAGCCTGAGAAGCGGCAAAGAGTGATCCGCCAGGAGCGACATCGACCATTTCAGCCTGACGGGATACTGCGAAGATATCTCTGAATGTGGCCACCCGGTTAGACAAACGAGCACGAGTGTCGATCAAGTTAGCGGCATCTGAAATAGTTAAGTCAGCACCATCAATGTTTCCTCCAGACCCGACTGGGTCACTAAGGCTGTCTACGAGCCACTCGTTGAGAGTTGCTTTTGGAGCGGCGGATTGTGGGATTGTTGAGTAGATTGGAGTCTCCTGTGGTGAAACAGTTTTCATCACATTCTCGAGATTCTCTCTAGCACCTTTTGTGCTTGTTACATTGTAGCTTGTTGCAATAGCCATTTTGAATAATTCCTTATTTTAAGATTTTAAATTTTATTCCGCTAGAAGTGCGGCTAGATCGTTTTCCGAGAGTCTTCTACGCTCCAAAATCTTTTGCTTCTGTGCAGTCTTCCGAGTGGCTTGAGTTTGTACCGGCGGGCTGGAATCTCCCATTGTCGGTGGAGGTGCTTTGGCTACCTTCTTGGCTTTAGGTTTGGCCGTCTTGGCCACCTGGTCCGCCTTGATTGCTTCCACTCCTCTTACGAGCGTGGCCGCTATAAAGTCGCCATTAGGAAGGGAGTTCAGAACATTAGCATACTGACTTTTAAGCTGATTAAATACGCCTCTGCGTTCTTCAGCGATGTCGCTGTCTACTTTGCTCGAAATCCACGGATGAGTGTTTAGCGTGTCCTGTTGCCATTGTGCCGCTGACTGGAGATGCTGCGCCCTTTCGGGGATCTTCTCTGTCAGGTATTCGTCTGCCTGGGTAAGAATGTTTCGAATATCATCATCCGAATACTCTCTTCCATCGACTTCCACAAAGTCCTTGCCTATGTGCTGAAGTGCAAACTTCTTGGCGGCAAGTGCTTCCTTCCTCAAAGTCTCCAGGGCTTGAAAGTCCTGTACCTCTTCGAGTGCCGGTTGGCTGGTTTCTGCTTGTTTCTGAGGGTTGGATTTTAAGGATTCAATCTGAGCCTGTAATGCTTCTGCTGTTTCTTCGGCACTCTTTGCTCGAGCAGTTAATTTATTTACCTGCTTGAGTAGCTTACCAACAGCTTTGGGCGGTTCAGCTTCGTCTTCTGATTCCTCTTCTTCCTCCTCTTCGACTACCTCTTCCGTTTCCTCCTCCTCTGATTCCTCAGTTTCGGTTGACTGTAAAAGAACATCTTGATCCTGGTCGGTTTCTGTGTCTGCGGTCGTTGTCTCGGGACTAGGTTCCGCCTCAGATTCCTCTTTCGCTTCACTCTCCTCGACTTTATCGACAAACGATGCTGTCAACTCCTCAAGGGTCGTAATGCTTTGCGTTGGTTGTGGTTCTGCTTCCGTTATAGTACCCGAAGCCTCGGTTGTTTCTGTATCTGCCATGTTCTGCGTTTGGTAAGTTCGCACTCTTGCGGTTTCTGCGTACCAACATGGTACGCCACCTCTGATTATGGCAGGGTGTCGGATAAATTACTCAGGAGACTTTGAAAATCTTCCAGTTATCCTTGTAAATTTCGTGCTTTGCTTTCGAAACAGGGTTATGCGGATATAATCCGATCCTTTTTGCCCCGTCTAATTCCATGCATGGGATGTTGTAGAAAATGTTCTCATCTTCGACATAGGCCACTAAGATATCCACCTTAGTGCAGTCGATTGTTTCTTTGCCGGCAGAACCTCTGCAAGTTGTGACCATATACCGACCTAATCCAGTTCGGTTTTTATCTTTAGATTTTGATTCTGTCCCCTTGATCTGAATCTTAAAAATCTTCCCCGCCGTGTTCATTACCAAACAGTCCTGTGGTAAGTAATCGCCCAATGGCACAAAGACCTCCAGTCCATGCTCGAGGGCTTCCGAAAAAAACTTCTGCTCGTAGAGGTTACCCTTCCTCTTCATCTTCGTCATCATCATCGAGCACCATATCGCACTCGAAATCGACAACCTCTTCATCCATCCATTCCTCAATATCCTCCATCGCGATTTTAGCGATCTCAGTATCTTCAATGTCGGACTCTTCCATCCAACGATTAATTAATGCCCTGTGGGCGTTTTTAAACTGCTGATGGGGTGTCAGTTTCGGCATTTTCTAACGCCTCCGATATTCTAGTCAGTCCTGCAATCTCGCCCGATAGACGGGCAAGCTTCTGCGGATTGTCCACATGAGTATAGTCCTGAAAGTCCACCAGGCACATATCCCTCTGTTCTTTAATAAAGTCCTTAATCACTACCCACTCGGTTTGTTCACCGAGTCCGGCTACTGCATCTCCTAATGTCATTTTTTCCTTCTTACGGGTTTTACTCTTCTCCCCATTCCTACCTTCGATTTCTCAGCCTTCTTTCGTTTCAGTTGGCTTTTGCTCATCTCCGATTTTGTCTTGGGTGTTTTACTAGAGACTCTTTTGGTTGGCCGGCAGTATTCATTCTTTCCACCCTGGCCACATGGCTTGCCTGACTTCGTATCCTGCCACTTCTCTGATCCCCATCGTTTCAACGATGTACCCTTGGCAGTCTTGCGAACCTGTCCCTTAGACTTCCGGCACTTGGCAATCTGTTGCGATGCTCGAGCACTCGGAAATACCTTCACCCGAGCCTTTACCTTCTTGTAACAAGCGTCCTTTGGCATCTTACCACTTCACCTTGTTTGCCCAGTAGGCCGCCGAAGTCTTACCCTTGGCTATGTTCTTACCATGACGACTCTTAAAGTTTTTACGCTTTTGCTTCATCGCCGAACTCTCACCAGCTTTAGGTTTGCCAGCAGTCTTTGCTCCCTGCTGACCAAATCTAATTATTCTGTCCTTACCATCATCCTTTATTAAAACCACATGGGATTTTTTAGGATGATTAGGTGTTCGCTTGGGCTTGGAATACCCGGCAAAAGTTATTCCCCTGTAAGTAATACTCACTTTTTCTTCTTCAGCATTTTCTTCTTTGCTGGAACTGCCTTTTTGACCATTTTGCGAACCATTGGTTTTTTCTTCATTCCTTTCCCGCCTCTCATAATTTATTTCTTTTCTTGATGTGGTTTATATCAAATTGAGAGTAATTTTTGTAATACCCTCGCTTGTAAATTGTTTCAGATGATTTAACTAAATGCCGAATTGATTGAATAAGAATTAGGGCATACTCAGGTGCACCATTCCCCTCGAACTCTTCCAGTGCTTCATCAGCAGGGTGATCAGGATGAAAACCAACTATCCAAGTGCCATCATGATTTTCATTCTGATCATCAATCCATTGATCAAATTCATCTGATGTCATCTTGTCGAACTTGGTCCAGGCCACAATGTCCACGGATTCGTCATCAGGACATTTGTCTTTGATCTCTATACACTCATTGACATTTTCAATGACATTAAATCGCACATTACCAGTATTCCATGCCTTTTTTGCGTATGGGCAAGGTGGCATCCCATTAAATGTAGGGCTAGGCACTTCTAGAACCTTGCTTGACCAGTCCCTAATCTCATCTTTGATGAGTTTCATATCTAAGCGGCCACTGATGTGCCTGGTACATTGCCAGGGGCAGTACCTAATTGACCAATCCTGGCGTTCATTTGTTGCTGTTGCTGAAATTCTAACTGACCAGCATATGTCTGAAGTCTCTTCGCAAAGTTTTCATCGGATTGCAGGCGTTCCTGCACATCGGTCGCCGGTATCGCTTCGCTTCCCTGAATATACGATTGTAATACCTGGAGCCTAAGTTGTGGATTCGCTCCATTTTCAGGGGCGTTAACAACCTGTCCCGATGCGATCTTTGCGATGTCATTCGATGTTTCAATAATCTCCTTTGTGGTAGCCTCCTGTGATGGCATGATTAACTGATTGGCAAGGTTCGGATCAATCGCCTCAATCACCTTGCGAAGATAAATGTCAAACCTGCTCACGCCCTGGCGATCATAGGTAGCCATTAACTTACCAATCGTATCCAATTTCTGAAGAACCTTCTCCTCATCCTGGTTCATTGAGTTCCATGTAATATTAAAATCATAAACTTCAGCAGTCTCATCCAGCATGAGCATCGCTCCCTGCTCGTTGTTGGTAACCCGAAACCATATCTGCGGTCCGCCATAAGTGCGATCCAAGCACCATATGCGATTCAATACCTGCTTCCATCCCTCGAGCCAACGATTGACCAGGTTCTGACGAACACTGTTTGCCTCCACTGCATCGTCAGGTCCAGTCGGCCTTCCCGTTAGCTTATCTGCCAACTGACGAATCTGCATCTCCACTTCCATGCTTGCGTTCGAATAACGGGGGATCTCCGCGAATCCAAATTCACCTCTACGCCGAACAGGTATATGTGAACCTGGACCTATGCGTTCAGGCTTTCGCCCAACCACATATTCAACAGGTGGCATCGTTGACATAGATGCCCTATCGCGCCGTGAGTCCATTTCACTTTTCACACAGATTTGATAACTCTTTAGCAGTTCAGGATATCCACGCGAATCAAGCAATCGATGATTGAGGCATTCCCTTGTAATCGCCACGAAGGGATATCTCCCTTCATCATATTCCATGGGGCTGTGAAACCCATGCCCTTCCGCTTCATCCGCCCAGCAGGTAATCGTGCATATAGGCACATCGTCCTCGTCCAGTTCTTTTCGATATGTCGTGAT